TTCTTGCCTTCATTCCCGGAATGGAAGATGTCGTCTCACACGGATTTCAACAACTGGAGCAAATGCCTGAATGGTACCAGTACAGCTTGGGCGTTATTGTTGCTGCAAGCTTTGGCGTACGAAGCGCAACGAAGTTCTTCGGAAAGAAATAGGCGTGGCTGACGTAACATTTGAACGCATCTCAAAGTGGAAGATACTCCCCCGGTTTATGATGCTTGTGATGACGTTGATGAGTTGGCGTTGTGCAGAGTGGTTTATGAACTTGGACAGCCCCACTGCAGCACAGTCCGCGTTTGTAAGCGTTGTAATGGGAGCCATGACAGGTGCGTTTGGTATCTGGATGGGCGGAGAAAACAAGGGCGAAAGCAGGAAACATAGCGATGAAGTATAACACCTCACACTTCCTAGACAAACTGATTGCACACGAGGGCATGGTCCTCACTGTCTATCAGGACACGCTGGGCATCGACACGATTGGTATCGGACGCAATCTCAAGGATCGTGGTATCAGCAAGGAAGAACTCGACCACATGGACATCCCGTCGATGGCTGTCGTATACGAACACGGCATCACAGAGGCTGATGCCCGGTATCTTGCAATGAACGACATGAAGATTGTGGAAGACGAGTTGTGCCGCGTACACAAGTGCGTAGAAGACCTCGACGCAGTACGTCAGCTTATCTTGATGGATATGGCCTTTAACATGGGTGTACCCCGCCTCTGTAAATTCAAGCGCATGTGGAATGCGATTCACGAACGGAAGTTCGACGACGCAGGACGGGAGATGCTCGATTCGAGGTGGGCGAAACAAGTCGGTTCGCGGGCCACTAAGCTTTCGGACGCAATGGTCAAGGGGGAGTTTTGATGAGGTATCAAGTACCACGTTCAGCGCAAGATACAGAAGAAAAAAAGCGTCGAGAGGAGGGGCAGAATTATGATAACCGCCCTATTGCTCCATTCTCTATGCACAGAAAACCCACTGTGCAGGTTCGTCCCTTTGAAGGTAAGCAAGGAGAAACAGGACACGAATCTAACGCTCCTATATCTCCAAAAGCTTTTCACTCTCTTACTAAGAGTAAATATAAGAGTTCACGGAGTACGTAATGAAACACGTCTTTCTCCTGTTCGTTTTCTTGGGCACGGGGGAAGACAAGAAGATGGTCAGCAATGACATGTACTTCGCTGATCTCAATGATTGTGTTTGGTACGCACAAGCCCTACACAAACAGGGAGAAAAGATAACCTCCTACTGTCTACCAAAACTAATCGACAACAACACGAAAGTATACTGATGGACCCCATTTCCGCAATGGCAACTGCTTCGGCAGCCTTTTCTGCAATCAAGAAGGGTTTTGCCGTAGGTCGGGATATCGAACAGATGGCGGGTGACCTGTCACGCTGGATGGGTGCCATGTCTGACTTGGAGCAGGCGGAGAAGGAAGCCAAGAACCCGCCGATATTCAAGAAGCTGTTTGCTGGACAGACGGTGGAGCAGGAAGCCATAACCGCCTTCGCCAACAAAGAAAAGGCAAAGCAGCAGCGATACGAACTGCAGCAGTGGATAAGCCTCACTATGGGCAAGTCTAAGTGGGACTCGCTCGTGGCAATGGAAGGCCAGATACGTAAGCAGCGCAAGGAAACACTCTACAAGCAGCGTGAACGCAGGCAGAAGTTCGTAGAGATTGTAGCGTGGATACTGGTAGTTACTGCAGGTGCCGCAGCCCTATACGCCTTCGTCGTCTTTATGAAGGGTCAAGTTGCTAACGCTGCAGAGCCAGAGTACGTGACGTGCCGATTAAAGGGTTGCACCACCGTAGACAAGCAGAGGGTGTGCGTATATCACGGCGTAAACAACACGGTGGACACGTTGTTTTTTCGTATGGACGAGTGGTTCCCCCGCGAGTTTCAGTGTAAGTATGAGCCTAACGATGCCAAGCCACCAAGCATTCAAGAAACACTCAAAGCAATCCGCGAGTCACAAAAGAAATAAGTCCTTGCCAAACTGTTAAAATAGGTGTATAATGCTCTACAGGGAGACCGACATGAAACGACTTGCCTACGAAGCATTAAAGCACAAGTACGAGGCCCAGCAAAAAGATGCACTCTTTGTATATGCGAATTACACGAACAATCCTGCTGCTATCGGTGAACATCCGGATTTGCTTGAAGAAATGGACAAGGCGGTCCAAGCTTGGGCGGATGCTGAGGACAAGTTGGCAGCACTTGCAGTTCTGGATAGCGAAGCTTAACGGGTATTGAGATGACATTCCTAGAACTTATCAATGCTGTACTACGAGAGATCAACGAGGTGGAAATCACCACAGTCTCTTCGACACGCGGTATTCAAACATCGGTGAAGGACTTCATCAACAAAGCCCAGCGCGACATCATCAACTCAGAGATAGAGTGGCCGTTTACTGTTGTTAGTCAGTCGTTCACGACTACTGCTGGAACCGCAGAGTACGCTAGGGAGTCGAATGCGAAGACGGTCAATTATGATAGCTTTACCGTGCAAGAGTCTGCCTCAACAGCAGAAAAGAAATTGAGGTATCTTTCATTTAACGAGTACCTAGATCGACGCAATGAGGCTGACACAAACCCCGATACAGGCTCACGCGCCGTGCCGGAATTTATATATAAAACACCAGATCAAAAGCTGGGTCTGTCTCCTGTGCCCGATGCGTCTACGTACACAGTCAGGTACTACTATTATAAAACAGTAAGTGACATGGCAGCAAACACAGACACACCCACCATTCCGGAACGCTTCCACGATGTGATTGTGAACCGCGCTCGTTACTACACACACATGCTTCGCTCAGATGTTCAGTTCTCACAGCTTGCTCTTCGTGACTACACGGAGGGCTTGTCTCGTATGCGTATTGAGTTAATTAACCGTAAGGATTACATGAGGGCCGTCTGATGCCAGATACTTCACTACTCAGCCCATTTGTTGTGAAGCTAGGCGGTGGCTTGGTACTAGACAAGGATGCCTTTACCCTACCCCCCGGCGCAGCTACACAGTTGCAAAACTTTGAGCCTGATATCAACGGCGGATACCGGCGCATCAACGGATTTGCCAAGTTTAATTCGAACATTGTACCACAGACTAGCGCATCCAGTGAAAAGGTTCTTGGCTTACACATTTACAAAGATCAGGTCATCGCTGCGCGGGGCACAAAGGTATTCAAGGGCGGCGCAACCGGATCGTGGACAGAAATAGACACAGGGCGCACGAGTGCCGGACGGTACAACTTTGTCAACTTCAACTTCGATGGCACAGACAAGATGATTATGGTGGACGGGGCAAATAGTGCTTCGTCGTTTAACAACACCAGTGTTGCTGACTTAAATGCTTCGGGCGCACCTGCTAATCCTGCGTTTGTAGAGGTATTTCGAAGCCACGTCTTTTTTGCAGGTATGTCTGCGAGTCCGCAGGAGTTAGTGTTTACCGCTCCGTTTGATGAGACTGATTTTTCTGCAAGTAATAATGCTGGATCAATCAAAGTTGACGGCACTATCAAAGGCATCAAGGTTTTCCGTGAAAGTCTCTTTGTATTCTGTGAAGACTCTATCTTTAAGATCACAGGTTCTAGTTCGTCAGATTTTGCTGTTGTGCCAGTCACAAGAAAGATCGGCTGTGTAGACGGTTTCAGCATCCAAGAGATATCGGGTGACATTGTTTACCTTGCGCCTGACGGACTGCGTACGATTGCGGGTACGGAAAGAATTGGTGACGTTGAACTTGGCACCGTGTCAAAGCAGATACAGCCTCGTCTAGATAACGTATCTACAGAGAGACTTTCATCTCTCGTCATACGTGGCAAGACTCAGTACCGCCTGTTTTTCCCTACGGATGCACAGTCAGATGCTGCAGCTTTGGGTATAATCGGAGTTATCAAGGGTGGCACAGAGGGCGGCATAGGTTGGGAATACTCTGATCTCAAGGGAATCAAACCTTCCTGCTGTGCGTCAGGTTTTATCAGTGGGGTAGAAACGATCTTGCACGGCGGCTACGACGGCTACATCTACAAACAAGAGTCGGGCAACACCTTCGATGGTACCAACATAACCGCAATATATCGCTCTCCTGACTACACGATGGGAGATGCCGGTATCCGCAAGTTGATGCAGCGTATCATCTGGAACTACGATAACGACGGCGCAGTCAACTCCAAGTTTCGTATTCGTTACGATTTCAACTCGTCAGATGTTCCGCAGCCAGCAGAGTATGACCTGACAACTGGTGCAGCCATTGCTCTGTACGGCCTAGCCGCATCGACATATGGCACCGCAGTGTACGGATCATCAGGAACACCGCTGGTACGACAGAGCGTTGAGGGCGGCGGATTTACAGTAGCGGTACGCCTAGACGACACACAGGGATCAGCCCCCATTTCAGTCAAAGGATACCAACTAGAATTTACTCCGGGAGGGAGGAGATAACACATGGCAGGTTACACTAGACAGTCGTCCTACTCTGACGGCGATACTATCACCGCCGCGCATAGTAATAACGAATTTGATCAGGTTCTTGCTGCGTTCGTCAACACTAGCGGCCACAAGCACGATGGCACGGCAGCAGAGGGTCCGGTCATCGGACTCATTGGTGATCCGGGCGAAACCACACCAAAGAACAAGGTCGTTGTTGACAACCCCAACAATCAGATCGAAGTAAGTGTAGACGTATCAGGTACGTCCACCGAACAGGTCGTCTTTAAGGATGGCGTGATTGAGCCGACAACCGACAACGATATTGATCTGGGTTCGTCAGGAAAAGAATTTAAGGACCTCTATATCGATGGAACGGCTTATGTAGATGCCATCAACTTCAACGGCACGGCCATAACCTCGACTGCGGCAGAACTCAACATCCTAGATGGGGTAACGTCTACGGCAGCAGAACTCAACATCCTAGATGGCGTTACGTCCACAGCAGCAGAACTCAACATCCTAGATGGGGTAACGTCTACTGCCGCTGAACTGAACATCCTAGACGGTGTGACATCTACTGCCGCTGAACTGAACATCCTAGATGGGGTAACAGCCACCGCTGCCGAACTCAACTTGATGGACGGCGGCACATCTGCTGGGACGACAGCCGTAGCCGGTGGTGACGGTCTCGTAACCAACGACGCTGGCACTATGCGGCAGACCACAGTTGACACTTTCGACACATACTTCGCTGCAACCACAAAGACCCTGACAAACAAAACAATCGACGTTGACAACAACACAGTGTCAAACATCGAAGTGGACAACCTCAAGTCAGGTGTACTCGACACGGACCTGTCGAGTGTTGCTGGGACGGACACTACCCTTGCATCAGCCAAAGCTATCAAGGCGTACGTAGATGCACAGGTGACTGCTTCTGACTTGGATTTTCAGGGGGACAGTGGCGGCGCACTCAGCATCGATCTCGACAGTGAGACCCTCGACATTGCTGGTGGCACCGGCATCGATACGTCTGGTTCGAGCAACACCCTGACTGTTGCAATCGACAGCACCGTAGCCACGCTGTCCGGCTCTCAAACACTGACTAACAAGACTATTGATGCCAGCCAGTTGTCCGGTACCGTAGCTAATGCACGACTCGACCAGCAGCTTCAGGATGTGGCAGGGCTGGCTGTAACCAACGGCAACTTTATCGTGG